GAATACACCGTCATGGTCAACGGGGCCGACGGTGTGTGGGGCTGGGACGGACTGGCGAACCCTGCGCTTGCACCCGTCGTAGTCACCAAGATCGCGGGCGGCCCCGCCGTCGGCCCACCGCCGCCCGCGAACCCCTGTCAGGTGACCGTTGGTGCGGCGGACATTTCCAAGTTCTCCAACGGCAAGACCGTGATCATCGAGGGTGCCGACGCCAGCCACGCGCTGGCCAATGGCGCGCATAGAATTACCTCCGTCAACAATCCCGCGAACACGTTCTCGCTGGTCGGCGTCGACCTCACCGGAGCCCCCGGCGACCAGACCTCCGGCACCATGAAGGCGACGGTCCAAGGCTCCTTCGAGAAGCTCGGGGTCACAGTGCCGGTGGGGAATACTTGGCTCAACCCCAACGAGTTCGCCATCGTCCTCGCGCATCAGAACCGGCTCTTTTTCGCCGACAAGACCAACCTCGCCGTCTACTACCTGCCGCTCCAAGCCAAGGACGGGGTGCTGCAGGTCCACCCTATGAACTCGATCTTCAAGAAGGGCGGCACCATCAGGGCTCTGGCGACGTGGACGGTCGACGGCGGCATGGGCATGGACGACCAACTGGTGATCTTCTCGACCAACGGCGAGGCGGCAATCTATTCGGGCGTCGATCCTGCGTCGGACTTCTCGCTGGTCGGCGTGTTCCGCTCCGACCCGCCGATGTCGAAGCACTCGGTGCTGAACTACGGTGGCGAACTGATGGTGCTGCTCCCGACCGGCGTCACCCCGATGACCACGCAGATCAAGTCGCAGCTGGAGGGCGTCGACGCCGTCGACCCGGGCATGCTGTCCTACTTCCTGCAGCACACCCTCGGCCACGCCAGCACCCCCGGGTGGCTGCTGGCTCTCAACCCGACGACAGGACGCTTGATCGCTAATTTGCCGGTGGGAGGCGGACGCTACCACCAAGCCGTCAGGCGGATGCCGAAGCCGGTCTGGTCGACCTACGAAGGCATCCCCGGCCGCAGCTGGGGCTGGATCGCCCCATATGCGTATTTCGGCGACGACCAAGGCAACATCTACCAGAGCCATCAGGACTACAAGACCGACGACGGAGCCTCGATCCACGTCGACCTGCAGCTGGCGTGGTCGCAGTATAAGACCCCGGCGCTCAAGCATTTCAAGATGCTGCAGGCCTACATCGTCACCGACGGCAATCCGAAATACTCGGTGGACATCAAGGTCGACTACGACGACAGCGAAGTGCTGAACGTCCCCGAGATCGCCGACGCCGCCGACGACGGCGCGACGTGGGACCTCGCCGAGTGGGACAAGGCTAGCTGGGGTGGCGTCACGCGGGCATGGGCGAACTGGACCGGCGTCGGCACGCTCGGCCGCGTCGGTGCCATCAGGCTCAGCGCCGACATCGCCAACTGCTCCTTTGCGATCACCGGGTTCGGCATCCTCTACGAAGAGGGGAGCGTGTTCGGATGAACGTTTCCTTCGCACCCCTCCAGCAGGACGCCATCGACGTGCTGTCGGCGGCGACGCTCGTGGACTTCTCGACGACGGAGTTCAGCGACGAAGATACGTGGCTCTGCGTCACCGTGCGGCGCAACCGCGGGACTGTCGCGCTGGTCATCGCTTTCGAGTTCAAGTCGTGGTGCGAGGCCTACGTCACCACTGCCGTGGTCGATAAGAAGGCCCTGACCCGGCGGCTGCTGACGGCGGTCACCCGTACGGTGTTCAGCCGCGCTGCGCGCATCACCGCCGAGGTCGACCCCGCCAACGATGCCGCCCTCAACCAGATGTGGCGCATGGGCTTCAAGCACGAGGGCTACAAGCGCCGCGCCATCGAGGGCGTGCGCGACGCCGTGCTGTTCGGACTGCTGCCGGAGGAGTGCCCCTACCTCGAAGGGGTGCCGTTCCGCATAGCGTTCGGCACTCCGGCGGTCATTCACCCAGAACACCCGGGAGTTAACTGATGGTCTCCACCCCCAAGGCTCCCGATCCCTATGCGATGGCCAAGGCGCAGGGCGACGAGAATTACTCGGCGGCGTTCGCCAACACCCTCATGGGCAATGCCAAGACTGTCGGCCCGCAGGGCACCACGACCAGCGACGTCTCAAGCTGGATCCAAGACCCGATCACCGGCCGCAACGTGCCGCGCTTCACCCAGACGACCAGCATGTCGCCGGCCGAGCAGAAGGTCTACGATCAGGAAGCGCAGATGCGCTACACGATGGCCAAGGCGGCCAATCAGGCGGCCGGAACCGCCAGCAGCGCGCTCGCCAAGGGCTTCAAGCCGACGGGCCTGCCGGCGTGGCAGAAGTATGCCAAGGGTCCAAATCTGGTCGAGCCGGACGCGGCCTACCAAGACAAAATCCGGCAGAACATGATGTCGGCCTACAACCGCGACGTCGCTCCGCAACAGTCCGCCGAGGACGCGCAGCTGGCGGCGCGCGGCATGGAGCCCGGCGGCCAGATGTATTACAACATCGCCAACCAGCGGCAGGACGCGCTCGGCGCGCAGAGCCTTCAGGCCTACAACCAAGCCGGCGGCGAGGCCCGCGCGCAAGCCGAGGGCATCAACAAGCCGCGCCAGCAGGTCTGGCAGAACGCCAACACCAACGTCGACCAGAGCAACGCCCTACGGGGTGCGATGTATGGCGAGCAGGGCGACATGTACAATCGCCAGCTGGGGTCGATCGGAGCCCTCGCGGGCATGGGCCAGTCCTACATGCCGAGTTCTCCCGGCTTCTCCGGCGGGCAAGTCAATCCGTTCGATATCGCGGGCGCGCAGATGCAGAACTACGGCATCCAAGCCAACAACGCCGCCCAGAAGAACGCCGGGATCTTCAGCCTCGCGGGCGGTGCCATGAAAATGCTGCCGTTCTCGGATCGCCGCACCAAGACCGACATCGTGCCGATCGGCGCGAGCCTCGCCGGGGCTCCGTTGTACACGTTCAAGTACTGGCTCGACGGCGTCACCCACGTCGGCGTCATGGCCGACGAGGTCAAGAAGATCCACCCCGACGCAGTCCACATGATCGACGGCTTCGACCACGTCGACTACGCCGTCCTGAGCAGAAGGCACGCCGATGGCTAGCCGCCGCTCCTCCGTGTTCGATGGCGTCGATCCCGGCCTCGCCCGGGCTATCGAAGCCGTGGCCTCCGGCTACACGAAGTACAAGGTCAACCCGCGCTCGGGCGTCGCGGCACGCCCGAAGAACCCCAACAGCCTGCACCCCCGGGGCGGTGCCATCGACGTGTTCCTGCAAGACCCGAAGACCGGCCGCGAACTGGCGGGCATCGGCCAATCCAATCCGGCTGATATCGCCGCCTATCAGGAATACGCCAACGCCGTCTACCAGTGGGCGCTGCAGAACGACCCCGAACTGGCCAAGGAACTCAAGTGGGGCGGCTACTTCGCGGGCGGCGGCTGGCCGCAGGATTATATGCACTTCCAGATGGGCGGTGCCGACCCTGCGGGGGGCACTTGGGAAGGCGGCTTCAACCCGGAGGTCATGCAGAAGCTGGGGCTCCAGTCCAGCGGCGGTCTCGGCCAGATGGCAGCGCAGATGACCGCTGCCGGTTACACCCCGGAGCAGATCAAGAAGGCCTTCCTCGACACCATCGCCTCGACCGAAGCCAACAGCTACGACGTGATGTATGGCGGGCAGAAGTTCACCGACTATTCCAAGCACCCCGGCATGGCGCAGCCGATCTTCGATCCCAAGCATCCCGGTCAGGTGATCAATCATTCGACCGCCGCTGGCCGCTACCAGTTCCTGCAGAAGACATGGGACGAGCAGGCCAAGAAGTACGGCTACAAGGACTTCAACCCTGAGACGCAGGACACCGCAGCTTGGAACTACGCCAGCGACATCTTCAAGCAGAAGGGCGGCGGCGACCTGATGGAGGCTCTGGCCAGCAACGACCCGGCGCGGCAGAACGCCGCCGCGCAGATCCTCAATCAGACATGGACCAGCCTGCCGGGCGGACCCGAACAGGCCAAGGGTTACGGCGACCAGACCTTTGCCGATGTTTTTGCCAAGAGCCTTGGGGCCCCGA